AAAAGAGGCTCAAGATATAGTCGGTGGTTATGTAGAAATGGTCATAGATACTGACCTAATGCAGCTTATGGTCGATGAAGAAGGGCTCTTAAAAAACTTACCCTTCAATCCAGAAGCCAGCAAAATGGCAGATCGGCATATTGTAGGTAACGCGCTTGTTTTAAAGGGCTCGGCTATGTGGAAGCATGAAAGTGAAGCTTTTGTTTGGTCTAACTCTTGTGATAGCTTTGGTCGCTATAATAAAGACAATCAAGAAATATTAAAAAAAGACGCTGAAATGCTCGACGGCATCTTTAAAAAAGTTTTTAAAGATAAATGGTAAAAAACACGGCGCCGTGGTACATTTAAGTATGACAGAAAAATTAGAAAATATGATTATAGACGCTAAAGTCACAACCGAGGTAATCACCGACGCGCTCGATGAGTGCTTCGGTTATGACTGCGAGCCCCATACTGTCTATACGTCCGCGCTTCAAACCGTGCTGCTGCGCATGCTCCAGCACACTAACGATAAACAAAAAGCCATAGAGACGGCTACCTTCTGCATTACAGCCGCATCGCTCATGGACGAATTAGATGAAAGCACAATCCACTAATGATATTCATTAATAAAGAAAAACACCTAATCGACGTCATATCCTCGCGCAAGGCCGCTGAGAAAGAATACGACGATATCGTTTGGGATTACGGGGTCAACGACCCACGGCTCGCGGAGCTCGCAAAACAAATCGAAGAATACGAAGAGCTCGAAAGAGACGGCGTCACCATCGCACCGAATTTTTAATGTTTCACGTGAAACAATTGAAAATCGTTTAAAAACAATGACTTAGGGGTGCGACAATATGTCACATAGTAAATAAAAGTAAACCGTGGTACTCTTACGTATCGAACAAAGTTCGATACGTTATTTGACATCGTTGATTTTAGCCGACTAGGGCAATGTTTCACGTGAAACAATCGAGCCCGATAATGTCTATTCCACTTTAATATGAGGTTAATATTATGGTTAAAATAAAACCAGTTAACAATACATCCAGCGACACAAATCGGTATTGCGGACCGGCTGTTATCAGCGCTGTAACGGGAATGACTACAGGAGAAGCTGCAAGGCTTATCCGACATGTCAGTGGTCAGAAGATGGTGAAGGGTTCACATACCTTCCACGTTCTTCGAGCCCTGTCACTTTGTAACATTCACAATAGGAGAATGACGGTTGCCACCAAATTTAGCGCTCCGACGTTAAATCAATGGCTTAAAGGTTCAAAAGACATGCGAACCTCTGGCCGAGTTTTCCTGATCGTTGCAGGCAATCACTTTCAGTTGGTCGAAGGCCGACGATATGTTTGCGGAAATACACGAGACATAGTCAGTGTTCGAAGCAAGTATGTGAAGCGAAGGTGTCGAGTCGAAACGGTTCACGAGTTGGTCAACGAAGGTAAAATACAAATACCAAACGCAGCTCGTAAGCCTAAGACCGTGGATCACGCGGCCAGTTATAGAGCCAAAGCAAAACGCTTTGCTAAAGAGCTGGACGTCACAATTGA